TGACGGCCAGAGTGTGGCGATTAACTTCCGTCCTAGCTCCGCCCCAACCTTTGACCTTAGTAAGTCCTGATAATCCAACCGCTACAGGTCTATTTAGCCCCGGCAATGCTGGGGCTTTTTTATTCTCCTTCGCTACAGTACAACTAAAGACAGTATTACTTCATGCCGGTCCCAGTTCGCGCTATTGACCGCCTCCGCAAAGCAGCAAATCTCGCGCCAACCAAAAAGGTTGTGAAATTATCGGACGGCACCGAATTCGAGATGTACATCAGCCCACTGACGATGGCTGAGCGTGAACGCGCACAACGCCAAGCCAAATCCGACGATGCTGGTGCGTTTGCCCTCCAACTTCTAATCTCAAAGGCGTTGGACGAGAACGGCAAAAAACTTTTTGCCCCTGGCGAGGCTGACGTCCTTAAGAACGAAGTTAAGGACAGGGATCTCCAGTCTTTGATGCTTGCCATCCTTAGTGACGACGAGGACGCTGAGGAGATGGACCCAAACTCCTAAGCGCGGAACTTCGCAAGGACAACTGGCTCATGCTCCAATTTGGCGTTGCCAAAGAATTGGGCATGAGTCTGTCCGAAGTCCGCACCACAATGACCGCCGAAGAACTTATCGGCTGGAGCGCCTACTTCAAAATCCTCAATGAGGACCAAGAAAAGGAGATGGAGAAAGCCCGCCGTCGTCGATAGACTTACGATAGGTAGTTTTGTGTCGGGCAAGTGGCAGCGTATAACGCCGACATCAACGTAAACGTCAATGTATTCGACAATAAACTACGGGACTTGGAGCGCCGAATCAAGGCGCTCGACAAAATAGCCAACCCTAAGAAACCTCTAACTAAGGATCAGGCTGCTGAAGAGATCCGCAAACTCAAAGAGGAGTTAAGCCTTAACAAAAGAGCCAAGGCCCTCCTTGACCAAAAACAACAGGCGGAAGAAAAGTTAAAAAAAGAGTATAGAGATCAATTAAAGCTGCGAAAAGAGGAGCTTTCATACGAAGAGCGTTTACTGCGTTTATCTAACGCAAAGAGACTGCAGGAAGCGCGTCTAACTTCTTTAGAGCGTGCAGGGGCTTTTGAAGGTAAAGGTCGTGCCACTGAAATTAGAAAACTTACCCGCAAGGCAGCTCAATTTCCTGAGAACCCAGTTATACAAGAGAGAATTGCAACAGCACTGGGACGTATTCTCACGCTCCAGAACAGCATTAACCGTGCGGACATCAAGAATATCGGCCAAAAGCAAAGGATTGATGACTACAACAAGCGGATTGAAGCTTTACGCAGAGTTGGGGTTAGTGAAGGTAAGTTACGCGATGTACTGAGACGACGGGCTGAGTTTACAACTGCAGCAGACAAGCGTCAAGATGTTATTGCAGACAAGAGAGAACGCCAACTTAAACGCCAGCTCCAACTTTTGGAGCGCAAAAACGCTCTGCAACTCAAGGCGTTTAGGACAACAGCAAGAGTAGAGTCAAGCCCACTTTCTCGCGCTCCAAAACGTACCGTACTTGATACACCAGAGGCAGCCGCCAAAAAAGCCGCTTATTACGACAAAATCGGTAGGAGTGTAAAAGCCGCATCCTCTGCATTACCCCCAAGATCAGTCCTAGGTAGTGACGAAGCAATTAGACAAAAGTACGAGTATTACCAAAAAATAGGTAAAACAATTAAAGCTGCTTCATCTGCTTTACCGCCTCGTTCTGTTTTAGGTAGTGACGAAGCTATCAGACAGAAGTACGAGTATTACCAAAGGATTGGAAAAGCAATTAAAGCCCCTTCTTCGCCCGTAAGTGGTACGACCACTATGGTCGGCAGCCCCAAATATCTAGCGTCCTTAAAGACTCAGGGACTAGAACTGCGTAAATTCGCCCTTTCATTTAATTCTATTGTCTCCAAAGCAAATAAGGTATCACGGAAAAAACCCATTCTTGCTTTACCTAGCTCAAAAGACCTTAACGCAAGGGCGAGGGGCATTAAACGGCTTCAAGATAAAACTACAGCTAGCTACGATTTACAGTTTCGGCAATTAAAGCGCAGACGTGCCAATGAAGAGGAGTTGGCAAGTTTCAACGCTCGTACGCAAAGGCTCGGCGAAAAGCTTGCAGCGAAGAGGCGCAGAGAAGAAGAAAAATTTAATAGAACACTTAAACAACGGCAGAGAATAATCGATAAAAACACAAAAAGTGAGCAAAAAAGCGCCAACAAATTGACGGAAAAGAGAAAAGCATCTCGTGGTCGCTTTTTACAGAACGCTGCTTCAGGTGTAGGTTTCCCTTTACTTTTTGGCGGAGGTCCGGGATCAATTATTGGCGGTTTGGTTGGCGCTATTGGCGGTTTTGGCGGAAGCATTTTAGGTTCAGCCATTGGGCAACAAATAGATAACTTAGGTATATCCGCCTTAGTTACAGCCAAGTCTTTCGGAAAGTTAGGTGCTACTGTCGAGGATCTTTTACCCACCCTGGGACGAGGTGGGGGAGGAGGTTTTACCGGTCAGGCTCAATTCCTCGCTGCTAGGGGCAGGGAATCAGAAGTTGCAGTTATTGCTCGCCAAAGATTTGACGAAGTTTATGGCCCCGGAGCGACCGAAAGATACGAAGAGCTAGCCAAAACAGCTAAAGAATTTGACCAAGTATTGAATGAAGTTGGTATAGGTTTTAAGAACCTTGCCGCCGGTCCATTAAAAGCAATTCTTGATGCACTTAAAGGTATCTCTCCTGCTGGGGGTCAAACTGAAGCGCAATTTACTCAGCAAAACAGAGAACGCGCAAATAGAATTAGCACATTACTAACTAGACAAAAAGAAGAAGGCGGCCTTTCCATTTCAGAAAAAACCGAACTTGATCGGCTACAGAAAGAAATTTTCACTAGGGGGCAAGAGCCCCTTACGGAAACAACAAATGCACAAGATAAACTACAAAAACTTTACAACGATGAATTAAAACAGACAAAGGAACTTTTAGACCAAGAGACTAGTCTTGTCGAAAGTCAACTCTCTGCGCGCAGGGATACTTATGCTACACAACAGGGTCAACTTGCTATAGCAAAGTCAACTTTTGAAATTGACAAACTTACCAAACAGTTAAGAGCAGAGGAAAAACAAGATTCCCAGGACATATTACGTATTGCCGAGTTAAAAGAGTCAATAGTCGAAAAGGAAGCTCAGCGAGAGCGGGAACGCGCTAGGAAGAAACAGGCTGAAATACAGGCAGAGCGCGCAATACAAAGAGATATACGTGCGGAGTTAATAAACCAAGCAGGCATAGCCAAAACTCTTGTTGATATAGCAAACAGGAGCAACAATTTAACGCAAAAAGAAGACACTATTTATGAATCAACGATGAAAAATTTGGATAACATAGAAAAAATAGAAACAGAAATACTTGCATTACAGCTAGAAGGTGCTCTTGTCGGCGTAAACGAAGCAAACGTTCAAAATCAAATAAAAAATACTTTCCAAGGTAAAGTAAACTTATTGAGGGAGTCTATAAGACTGCAGCGTGAAGAGGCCAAGATTACGGAAATAGCTCGGCGAGATGCAGAACTGGCACGCAAGCAAACTATTGCCTCCATTTTTACAGAGGGACGTCGAGCACAGCAACAGCAGATACGCGAATCAGACCCATCCCGTGCCTTTAGTTTTGCAAGTCAAGGTTTAGGTTTCTTTGGTGAAAGTGGTCTATTTGAGGCTAACCGCCTTGCCGAATCAGCTGCACAGATAGAAAAATACAACGAACAAATTGCAAATCTGACAACCAGATACGTGGAGGTAAAAAATGCCGGAGCAATTGTAGATTTACAAGATGCTAGGCGTCTTGACTCTTTATTCAAAGAGATTCAAGCGTTAGAGGCAAAGAGAGAGGCTTATGAGAAGTTGCAACCCGCTATAGATAAAGCGGCTATTTTCCAGGCGCGATACAACGACGCTCTTGCTGCTGTAAGCCCAGGAATAAATTCGCTTGTAAGTGGACTCAGCGAAGTAATCGCTGGAACGAAATCTGTTGAAGAGGCATTTGCAGATTTCCTCAAGACGATTGCAGACCAGTTGCTTCAGACAGCCGCAACAATGATCGCCCAGTACATAGCCCTCGGCATTGCAAAAGCCTTTGCATTTGGCTCCTCCCCTCAAACACCTTCATTTAGTGAAGGGCTTGGAACGGGACTGCCACTATTTGGCGACTATACAGGGCTTTCAGGCAAAGCGAATGGCGGCCCAGTCAACGCAAACCAGCCATACATCGTGGGTGAGCGTGGCCCTGAATTATTTGTACCGTTCCAGCAAGGCAGCATTACATCAAACGAAGCCTTGCAACAAGCTGCAACAACCCAAGTGCCTTTTACTCGTAACGCCGAATCTGTAACCCAGGCTCAAGAAACAGCACAAGCAATGCGAGCAGCCGGACCAATTGAAGTGCGCTACGAATCAAATGTAATCAACGGTGTGGAATACGTTACAGCAG